ACCGCCTCGGGTATGTGACCGAGGAGGACAAACGACTATTTCAACGCATCGTAGGAATCACCGTGGAAGAATTTAACCAACGCTTGATCGGCAAACTGGATAACCTGGCTGACCGGATCGTGGACCGGATGCTGGATACCGTGGAGGACACCCCGCTTAACAGCTTGGGGTTTAACTTGGCCGTGGCCATTGATAAGCGGCAACGGCTGGCCGGGCTGAACGCGACGCAGGGCGCCAACGTCAACATCCAAGTCAACAACTACGGGAGCTTGAGCAAGGAGGAGATCGTGGCGCGGTTGAGTGGTAAGACCCCCGTGCCGACGATTCAAGTGGCGCCTGTGGAGCTGCCTAACCCCAACGACATCGACGTTAAGAAACCCGTTGCTGTGAACGTAGCCGGGTAATCTCAGCGGCTAGGGCAACGACTTCCCGCTCCAGCTCACGGGCAAAGTCCGCTGATACCCGTTCAGGACGGCTGGTTTGCAGGAGCTGCTTTACCGCTTCGTCCGTCCGTGGCGTGTCACTCATGGCGAGGCTGCTTCTGCTTCCATTCCTTGATTGCAACGTTCCAATGCTCGTTGGTCGCGTCTTTGCCCAACTTGGCAGCAATCTTATCGTAAGCGGCTAGTTGTCGCGGTGTCATCATGTTGACCAATCGAAACACCGTGCGCGACTCACGTTCAGCAAATGCGGTCAGCTCCTCGATGTGGTCGTGCAACGCGCATTGAGTCTGATAGTGATCTACGGCCTGTTCCAATCTGCCCCTTAAGCTGTCTGCCCACATTTCTCGAAATGGCAGAATTTTCGTTACGTGAGCGAAGGCGCACATTGTTTTTTGATTTTTGGTTCCAACCGCGTGAGCGCTTTGCGCAGCGCCTCAATCTCCACGCAGGCTGCGTTGTATTTGGCGGACAATTCTTGGTACTGGTCGAGCAGCCCGAAGAACGCATCAGCCTGCCGGCCCGCGTGCCACTTCTGCTCCGGTGTCAGTACCTTCATGGATGCGTTCATCGCTTCTGCCTGTTCTTGTAGTAGTTCACGGTGCTGCAAGTGATGCCCAGCTCGGAAGCAATCTCCCGTTCCTTCCTGCCTAGCTGGAAGTAAAGGTGCCGCACCAGAGCACCCATACGCTCGGCATCAAACGTGTTGGTGCGGCGGCCTCGCTTCATCCGAACCTCATCACACGTTTCCTGTCGGTCCAGAAGAGGCCGAACGACATCTTTACGCATACTTGCTCGCCCTCGTATTTGATGACCGTTGCGGGCTCCAAGTCACCGCATGGGAATTTGATGAAGGTCATTTCTTCTTCGCCGCCTGCGCCTCCAGCATCTGCTGCTTGATGACAGCCAGCTCTTCCTTGCGCCACGGCTCGGACAGCATCTCCAGCAGTTTGCCCGTCTCCACCGGCACCACCACGGATGCCTGGTGGCCCAGCACCATGAGTGTGTCCATCCAGATGTCGTAGCCAGCCGCCCGTGCTAGGTCGCAGAATCCAAAGTCCTCCGAGATGAAAGCATTGGGCTCGTCGTAGCGGATGGTTAGTTCCCGCTCAATGCGTGCGCGTAACGCCTCATCGTTCTTCACCTCGGACAGCGCCGCCCAGATCTGCTTCATCCGATGCTCTGGCGTGTTCCTGCCTTTCAGCTCCATCGGAAACAACTCCGGCACTAGCTTGGGTGATTTGTTGGGATCCACCAGCATGGCAACCCGGTCGATGTTGGCTAGGGCGATCTTCTTGAAGACGGGTACCTTGATTTTGGAGAAGCCGATGCTGGCCCGCTCGACCCGCTGCAAGCCCGCCTCGTCCGGCTCCTCGCCCTTGATGGGGTGGACGTGCCAGTGCGTGTTCAGCGAACGAGACGAGTAGACTGCCGTCACAATGTCGCGGTCATGGCCGATCAACCGCATCAGCGCGCTGGCGGTCACGTCCTCACCATTGCGCTGGGCCAGCACGTCCTTGTCCCAGAAGATCAACTCGTCGAACTTCTGCTCCACGGCGTAGTGGGCGATTTCGTTGCGGGCGATCTGCACCGCAGGGCCGTCCAACAAGATCCAGTCCAGCTTCACGTCAGGTATCTCCGCTGTTACCATTTGCAGGCTGGTACGGAAATAAGACTTGGGAATATCTCCTTTGAGCGGTGTGCCGATCAAGATACGTTTTTGAGGCATTTCCGTAGATATGCCTAGGATTTGTATCCGTTTAAGCCCAAAGTTGCTTGATAACCATGTTATTACCCGTGCTAATACCTAATTAGATCGGCTTTATGCGCCTTTACGGGCAATAATGACCAATGTATTGGGCGTTATGGTCACAAAACGAGCGGTGGATGAGTGGTTGATTCAACCAGACGTGGAAGGAGCGCGGGAATATGCCCGAATCAGCATCTACGCGGAGCCGGAAGGGTTGAACATCGACGGCCAAGGGCTGATTCCGTGGTCGCAGTTGGAGTCCAGCCGCATGACTTACAGCGTCAGGATGAAAAAACGCCATGCCTCTCGCTGACCGCTTCTATTCGGACGACTTTCGGCCTGATTTTGGCATCCCATGGGTGGAAAACCCGCCCGATGCCGAGCTGTTGAGCTGGCCGCATGAAAAGTTGGCCGCCTACCTGACGTTTCGGGAGCAACGGAACAAGGACGCATTGGAAAACCCAGTAGGGGCCGGCTGGGTGTTGCCGTCGTGGCAGACGGTGATGAACAACTGGACCAAGTACACGAACCACATCATCCTAGGTGGCAACCGCTCGTCGAAGAGCATGATTGCCAGTCGCCTTTGCGTGTGGGCAGCCGGTACGATACCCGGCGCCGAGGTCCGCGCCTACCACGTCAACGAGGATCGCAGCATCGAGGACCAGCAGCGCATGGTCTGGGACGCTCTGCCTCAAGGCATCCGCAACTTACCGACCAAGAAAGGGTTAAACCACAGTGTCCAGTATTCGCAGAAGAACGGTTTTACTGACAACATTTGTATCCTGCCTCCTGTTAATGGTTTCCGTCGCGGTGGCAGTATCAAGTTTAGTAACTACCGCAGTTACCAAGCTGATGCACAAGTAGCGGAAGGCTACCGCGCCCATCTGATCTGGTGCGACGAGGAATGTCCCCAGAAGATGTTTGAGACGCTCCAATACCGAACGACGGACTACCATGGACGCATCATCCTCACGTTTACTACTCTCACAGGCTGGACACCTCTCGTTCAGGACATCCTCGGGAAGACTCGTACCATTGAAAAGCGATTTGCCCCGCTGGTGGGTCGAGAGCTACCAGTCGTCCAAGAGTCCCTTTCCAGACCGGGAACTGTTATCTACTATTTCTGGACTGAAGACAACGCCTTCATCGACACGTCTGACTTCCGAAACAAGTTGCTTGGCCGTCCCAAGGATGAAGTCTTGGCCCGTGCATACGGTGTCCCGACTAAAAGCATCACTAGCGTCTTTCCTGGCTTCAACAAAGACGTTAATGTCATCCCTCACGAAAAGATGCCTTGGGTCAACAACGTGGACTACAATGTCACACGTTACATGGCGCTGGACCCAGCAGGCTCCAAAAATTGGTTCATGCTCTGGGTCGCCATCGACGCCGCCGGCACATGGTGGGTCTACCGAGAGTGGCCCGACTACGACGACTGGGCATTGCCCGGCAGCGGACCCGAAGGAAAAGCCGGCCCCGCGCAAAAGGGCAGCAAGAAAGGCATCAACGACTACGTTGAACTCATCAAGCACTGCGAACAGGGTGAAACCGTTTTTGAGCGGTTCATCGACCCGCGTCTCGGTGCGGCGGAAAAGCAGTCAGCCGAAGGCGCCACCACCATCATAAGCGAGTTGGATGACGCCGGCATGGTGTTCCAGCCGGCACCGGGCGTGGAGATCGAAAACGGCCTCCAGCTCATCAATGGCCTGTTGTCTTACGACGAGAAGCGGCCATTGTCCGCGCTGAACGCTCCGAAGCTGTACATCAGCGACCGCTGCCAGAACTTGATCTACTCGCTGCAAGAGTACACGGCCAAAGGCGGCAAGGACGAGGCAACCAAAGACCCAATCGACTGTCTGCGCTACCTCTGCGTTTCCAACTGCGAGTTTGTCGATCCCCACGCCACTGAGCAGCTGGACGACCGCACTTGGAGTTATTGATTGCTTGCCACCTTTGTGATTGCGCCCATTAGGTGCGCTTATCAAAGCCCATGAGTTCCATTGACGGTAACGCCACCTCTATCCCCCCTGATCCCGGTCTTCAGTTAGCTCCGCCCGAGAACAAGGGGCCGGATTTCAACCTTCTCAAGAAGGCTTTCGAGGATTGTGTGCGTGATAACCAGCCGTTTATCGACCAATGCCGGCTGAACTACGAGACGCGCTACGCGATCTGGAACGGCCAGTCCGCCGACGGCAAGAAGCACGCCCGCGAGGGCAGCAAGACCAGCCCCACGCCGTGGGATGGCGCGAGTGACCTCCGCGTATTCCTTGTCGATAACATCATCAACAAGAAGGTCGCCATGGAGTGCATGGCGTTCAAGCGGGCCAACCTGACGGCGGTTCCCGTGGGCGCCGAGGACGGGGCGCGTAGCCAGCTGGTCAGCAATTTCATGCGTTGGCTGATCCAGACGCAGATTCCCGAGGTGGAGCGCGAAGTCGAGATGTGCTCCAACTACATGAACGAGAA